CTAAATTCGCATCGCAGTCTTTTTCTAGCGACAGCCTCTTTTTAATTAGGTAATTATGGCCACTCAGAGGGAAGTAGCAGAACACCTGGATCTAAGCACCAAAAGGATCTCAGAACTCATAAGGGATGGTATTTTGCCCTCTAAAATGGGTAGATCCCCATTAAACCTGGATGTTTGCAGAATTGCCTACATTTCTTACCTTAGAAAGCTAGGCGGCTACAACAAACGAAGCGGTGGCGGAGATATAGCAGAGGAAAAGACCAGGCTTACTAAGGCCCAGGCAGATAAAGCTGAACTAGAAGTATCAGAGTTAGAAGGCCAACTTATACCAGCACAGCTTGTTCAAGATACCTGGACTGACTTTGTGGCCAATGCCAGGGCAAAACTCCTGGCACTACCGAGCAAGATTGCTCATCAAGTTATTGCCCTGGACAAATATGCAGAAGCTGAATTATTAATCAAAGAAAATGTGCATGATGCACTAAGCGAGTTAGCAGAAGATGGAATACCTACAAAATATGCAGATCGTGTTGAACAACACGAAGAAAGTATTTAATCCGCCACCAGATCTAACCATATCAAGCTGGGCCGATAGCCATAGAAGGTTGTCACCAGAAAACTCAGCTGAGGCTGGCCAATGGAATACAACCAGGGCGGAATATCAAAGAGAGATCATGGACACTTTTAATGATCCTAACATTCAGCGAATAGTTGTAATGACATCTTCCCAGGTTGGCAAAACAGAACTGGTCTTAAATGCTATTGCTTATTACATGGATCAAGATCCTTCACCTATGCTTGTAGTGCAACCAACTCTAGCCATGGCCCAATCATTTTCAAAAGATAGGTTGGCCGCAATGATTAGGGATTCTAAAAAGATAAAAGACTTGGTTGCTGAATCAAGATCCAGAGATAGCGGTAATACTGTTTTACACAAGAAGTTTCCTGGCGGCCATTTATCATTAGTTGGATCTAACTCAGCTGCTGGCCTTGCAAGTAGGCCAATAAGAGTTCTTTTGTTAGATGAAGTTGATCGTTATGAACTTTCAGCTGGATCTGAAGGATCTCCAACAGATCTGGCCATAGCAAGAACCAAAACCTTCTGGAATCGTAAGATCTATATGTGCAGCACTCCAACAGTTAAAGGAATTTCTAAAATTGAGGCCGCATTTGAGGAGTCTGATAAAAGGTATTACATGGTTCCATGCCCAGAATGCGAAACTAAGCAAAGATTAATGTGGAAAAATGTTGTTTGGGATGAGGGCAAGCCAGAAACTGCTCATTATGTATGCCAGGAATGTGGATCTGTAATTGACGAATCTAAAAAGCCCTGGATGTTAAAACATGGTGAGTGGCAAGCAACAGCTTCCTCGGTAGATACAGCTGGCTTCCACATATCAGAGTTGTATTCTCCCTGGTCAACCTGGGCATCTATGGCCCAGAATTTCTTAGAGGCCAAGAAAATGCCAGAAATGTTAAAGACATTTATTAACACTAGCCTGGGCGAGAGTTGGGAAGAACAGGGCGATGGCGTAGAACATGAAGGCTTGTTGGCCAGAAGATTAAATTATGATCCTTTAACGCTTCCAGAAGAAATATTGGTAGTAACTTGCTCAGTAGATTGCCAGAAAGACCGCTTGGAAGCTATGGCTGTAGGTTGGAGCCACAACTACCAGGCATGGGTGGTTGAACATAAGGTATTTTGGGGAGATCCAAATGCAGTTAATGTTTGGAATGAATTAGATCTATATTTAAAAAGCAGATTTAAAACAGAATCTGGAAGATCTATTGCAATATCAGCTACTTGCATTGACAGCGGTGGACATCATACGCAAATCGTATATTCGTTTACAAAACCACGCCAGGGCAGAAGAATATTTGCAATTAAAGGTGCGAATGTTCCAGGTAAGCCAATTGTTAGCAAGCCAAGTTATGTAGGTAAAACACAGGTTGCTTTATACACAGTTGGAACAGATACGGCTAAAGAAAACATATTTGCTAGGTTAAATGCACCAGAAGATGAAACAACGCTGCATTTTCCAGCCGATGTTGATGAGGAGTTTTTTAAACAGCTTACAGCTGAAAAAAGAATTACTAAATGGATCCGTGGCCGCAAATCTTTGGCCTGGAAACAAATTAGACCAAGAAATGAAATTTTAGATTTAATGGTTTACAACTTTGCTGCTATTTATCTATTAAATCCAAATTTTGATGTTATTGAGGAAAGATTGGTAACAGGAGTCAAAGAAGATCCAAATCCAGGCCCAGGATCCAGGAACAACCAAAATATAAGACCAAATAAGAATTTCGCTACCAGGTGGAAGTAACATTTATATATTTGACAAGATTTAAAACGACCTTAGTGTTTTTGTGTAAGTTTACATTTTAAATACAGAGGATTAATTGGCCAATTTATTCGATTCAACTAACTATCCAAACTATGTTCCTTCAGAATTAAAGAAGGGTGATAACTGGAATTGGAAAAATGATAGTCTTGGAACAGACTATGACAACTCATCTTTTACTCTTAAATATGAATTTAATCTAATTGATGGATCCACAAATACACACTTTCAGATTGTGGCCGCAAATGACGGATCTAATTACAAAGTTGAGGTGCCACATTCAACAACCACTAATTATACAGCTGGAGAATACAACTGGATTGCAAACATCCATCGTAATTCTGGCGGCAGAGTTAAGGTTGGTGAAGGTTTTATTACAGTTCAAGACGATTACGCTACCACAACATCTTCAGTAAGATCTTTTGCCAAGCAAATGCTTGATGCAATTGAGGCTGTGGCCTTAAACAGAGCCACCATGGATCAATCATCAATGAGTATTGCTGGTAGATCTCTCTCCAGGATGTCTATAGACGAACTAATGAGTTTTAGAGATCGTTTTAAAACTGAATACTTACAAGAATTAAAACAAGCCAGGGCCAAGAACAACAAAGGCACTGGCAACACTATTAAGGTTCGATTTGGGCCTACATCCACATTTAATCCAACAGACTTAACATAATGGCCTGGTATAACAACATATTTAATCGTACTCCTAAACCACAAAAGAAAACTTTTAAAAGAAGTTATCAAGGAGCATCAACTGGTAGGTTGTTTGCTGACTTTTTAACATCTAGCAAATCAGCTAACGCTGAAATAAAAGACAATTTAAGAACTCTAAGAGATAGAGCCAGGGAATTAGCAAGAAATGACTCTTATATAAATCGTTATTTAAACCTAATGATTTCAAATGTGGTTGGTAAGCATGGGGTTAGGATCTCATCTAAGGCCAGAAATGATAATGGATCATTAGATCTACTGGCCAACAGACAAATAGAAGATGCCTGGAAGCAATGGACTAAGTATGGAGTGCCAACTGCAAATGCCAAGATGTCATTTCTTGATTGTCAAAAACTTTTTGTAGAATCTTTGGCCAGAGATGGTGAGGTTTTAATTAGACATATAAAAACTAATAAAAATCCTTTTGGTTATCACATTCAGTTTTTAGAAGCTGATTACCTGGATGAAGATCTAAACACTACAGCAAAAAATGGTAACAAGATCTGCATGGGTGTTGAAGTTGATTCTTACTATCGACCAGTTGCTTATCATTTATTTAAAGAACATCCATATGACACCACTTACTCTGCTAAATACAACAAAAAGCACATAAGAGTTCCAGCAGAAGAAATAACTCATTGCTATATGCCAAACAGGGCCGAGCAAACAAGAGGTGTAAGCCACATAGCAACAGCTATGGCTAATGTATCTCAGCTGAATGGCTATCTTGAGGCAGAAATTGTAAGTGCAAGGCTGGGGGCCAGCAAATCTGGTTTCTTTAGTTCACCAGATGGCAATTCATATGTTGGCGATGGTGTTGAAGATACTTTTAACCCAGTCATGAATGTAGAACCTGGTACATTTCAGCAATTACCAGATGGTATGCAATTTACACCTTATGATCCAACACATCCAACAAGTGCATTTGAATCTTTTACAACTACAGTTTTAAGATCCATTGCTTCAGGACTAAATATTTCATATCACGCTTTAAGCAATGACTTAACTTCAGTTAACTATTCCTCTATCCGCCAGGGTGCATTAGAAGATAGATCTAACTTTCAAATCTGGCAAGAGTTTGTTATTCAACATTTTATTGATGTTGTATTTAAACGCTGGTTAGAAATGGCCATAACAACCAAGGCTATTAACTTGCCAATCGGTAAATATAGCAAGTTTGCCAATTCAATAAATTACATTCCAAGATCTTTCCCCTGGATAGATCCATTAAAAGAAATGCAAGCCAATGTGGTTGGCCTACAAAATGGAATTGTTACCTATTCAGACATTGTTTCTAGTTATGGGAAAGATGTAGAAGAAACATTTGAACAACATCAAAAAGAACAAGAATTAGCAGCACAGTACGGCATTGAAACTGCATTCCAGCCATTTGGCCAGAAAGCACCAGTAGAGGCAATTGTACAAGGTGGCAACCAGGAAGAAGAAGATGGCCAGACCTAATGAAGGCATGAAAGCAGCTGCAAAAAGGGCCTTGGCCCAACGAGCAGAATATGGCCGTGGCGGAACCAGGACTGGTGCTATAAGAGCCAGGCAAATTGTAGCTGGAGAAAACTTATCTGATTCAACAATTAAAAGAATGTATAGCTTTTTCTCAAGGCATAGCAATAACAAGGCAAAGTTTTACGACAAAAAAGAAAACGATGGTGGGCCAACTGCCTGGAGAATTGCCTGGGATCTCTGGGGTGGCAACGCTGGCTTTACCTGGTCAAAAGGCAAAGTAGAGCAAATGAATAAAGAAAAAAGTTTTAACAAGTTTCAAGAGGCAATTACGCCAAATGAAAAACATCCTAGCGAGGTAAGCATGGAATTTAAAAGTGAAAATCCCATCCTCAGCGAAACAGAAGCAGAAGATTTAATTGATTCTGCTGAAGTCATTGAGGATGTTGAGGAAGATGAGCAAGAAAGACTATTTGAAGATGAGGTAACTTATCGAACAATAGATCTCTCCAGGGCATCTTACATTGATGAAGAAACCAGACGAGTCCGCATAGGAGTGTCATCCGAAAGCGGAGTTGAAAGGTCATTTGGTTTAGAGGTTCTAAGCCATAAAGCAGAGGATGTGGATATGTCATTCATGGCCTCTGGATCAGCACCATTATTGAACAACCATAATATGGATGAGCAAATTGGTGTTGTTGAAGAATATAAACTTGATGAGGCCGCAAAAAGAACAGTTGCGGTTGTAAGATTTGGTAAATCTGCACTTGCTCGTGAAGTCTTTGATGATGTAAAAGACGGCATAAAAAGAAACATATCCGTTGGCTACAGAGTAAATAAACTGGAACAGGCAAGCAATGATGAGATTGGCGATCATTACAGGGCTAGTTGGACACCTATGGAAGCATCCGTGGTTTCAATCCCAGCTGATCAATCCAAGCAAGTTGGCGTGGGCCGTTCTAAATCTAACAATCTTCCAAACACAAAGGTGAAAATAATGGAAAATGAAAAACAAGAAATTAATCTT